GCTCGTACTTCTCCTTACCATCGAGGATGAGCATGCGGTTGATGCTCTTGCCCGTAGCGGCGATCCTGTACCGATCCGTCACCTTCCGCTCGCCGTCAGGCGTGCCGACATAAGCCATGAGGCCTTCCATGGTCACGACATCGACATTGGCTTCGAAGATCAGGCTGGCGATGTTTGCCGACGTGCTGTCGGCCTGCTTCACGGCCTCCAAGACCGAGGTGAGAACGCTATCACCCCACGCACAGGAAGCGCCGGAAGCGATGTCCCGATCCGGGAGCTCGTTGCCAATGAAGATCGCGAGCCGAGACGGGTGGATCTTCACCTGAGCTGTCGTGCCACTGACGACGCTGTAATCCTTGGGCCGGCCATAGAGCGGCGACAGAGGATCAGTCTCAATTTCCCCTGGCTGAAGCTGTCGAGGCGTGAGAACGGTGAGAAATCTGATCCCACCGGCTTTCACCTTTTCCACATCCAGCGGCTGCGAGGCATCATCGCCGAGGTCGAAATAGATCGCGGCGCCACCGAACAGCCTTGCCTTCTTCCGAGCCTCCAAGACCTTGCCCTGCACACCAAGACGGGTTTCCTCCGCCTCCAGCTTCTCGATTTGCGGGTTCTTGGCCTGCCAGGAGCGCCACGCGCGGCAGGAATCGAGCGCCGGGATGTCGATGATCTTCCGAGGTAGCCAGGACGTACGGTAGGCTGCAACGAGCTGCTGCAGGTCGATCGTCGGCTCGGTGTAATAGACCGTGGCTGCCTTGTCCCGCTCGGTTCCAAGCCCGGCAATGGCACTAGCGAGGCCGTCGCGGACGAAGGTCAGAATATTGCCCATCCGTGCCTCACAGGTTGTCCAGGTTCATGCCGAGGAAGCCGCAGATATCGAGCGCGGCATCAATGAAGGGATCGACCTGGTCATCAAACCCGCCGTCGGGAAACGCCGCCAGTTCACTTTCGAAGTCTTTCAGCCAAGGGGCCGACTTAGGCAGGACCATCAAACCCGCCGCCGCCGCCGGCACCACGTCGAGCGCCCTCGTGTATTTGTCCTTCTCGCGAGGGACAGCGATCACCGGTATCGCCTTGCGCGTCAGCGACTGGATCAGGCCGGTACCAGACACCTTGTCCTCGATCGCCATCTTGCGAAGGTAGCCGTACCGATCGGCCGGCCATTCATCGCCCCGGCAGCGCGTCCAGAGCGCAACGGCGGTCTTCTCCAGCTCCGGCGCCTCGAACCGACCGCGCACCACTTCGAGCAGATACGCCTTGCCGTCGACACCAGCGCCCCAGTGCTCGAAGACGGTGTAGTCGTTCCGCTCCTTGGTCTTTTGCGCCGTGTCGACATAGATCGCTCGCCAGGCCAGCCGGGGCACGTCGTCGTACCGAGGCAGCAATCCCGGCTTGAACAGGTTGCCGCCCTCGACGGTCGGCTCCTGCGCATATTGGCCGGCATAGACGTGCGGTGCACCCTGCAGGACCTTGATCTGGTCGAGGGTGTGCTTCTCCTCCCACAGCGGGCCGTCAGGCAGCCCGTGCGGGATCAGTGTCACTTTCCCCGCGGGCGCCTTGCCCTCGCCCTCGATAAGCACTGGAAGCTTCAGCAGATGCCAGTGCTCGCCCGAGTTCTCCAGCAGGTGCGCCACGAAATCATCGATATGCAGGCGCTGCATGATGACGATGACCGGCACGTCCTCATGAGCCAGGCGTGACCTGAAGGTGTTCTCCCACCGCTCGTTGATGAACTTCCGCGTCGTATCGGACGAGGCATCATCCGGCTTCAGCGGATCGTCTATGACCAGCGCACCGGTGAATCCTGGTTCCGCCAAGATTCCCGCACGAAACCCGGTTATCGGCTGTCCAGCAGCCGCGGCACGGAGATGCCCGCCGGCGGTCGTTCGCCAAAGCCCCTTCGCATTTTGATCCGGCCTCATCGTAACCTGCCAGTGGGCCTGATAGCCCGGAAGGCTGATGACGTCCTTGACCTTGGTCGAGTTATCGAGCGCCAGCGGCTCGGCATAGCTGGCGTGGATGAACCGCGACCGCGGATTGATCGCGAAGCCACGGGCGATGAAGTTCACCACCGCCAGTTCAGTCTTGCCGTAGCCAGGCGGGATGTTGATGATGAGCCGCTTGATATGCCCCGTGAATACCTGATCGAGCGTGTCGCACACCACAGGATGGAACGGCGCGATCGAGAATGGCTGCCCTTCCTTCTCGCGGAAAAATTTCTTGGTGAAGGCCAGATGCGAGCCGAGCAGTTCCTTCCGCTCAGCTTGACGATCAGCCTCACTTCTCCTCGCCTCCCTCTCGGCCCTGATCGCCGTCAACAATTCCGATCTGGACAAGTGCACGTTCAAGAAGTTCGAGCTCCTCGTCGGTCATGCCCTTGAGCTTGGTGACGTCGATACTGGCGATCGTCCCGCTATGCTGATGTTTCGCCGGGGCATGACTGCCCTGCATCTTGTTGGCTTCAGAGATGGCGGAGACAGCCACTCGCGGGTCTTCCTTCTCGGCGGCATCAGAGATGCGCTTCAGCGCCGCGAGCCTGTCAGCGGCCGTCCATTCGGCCCTCTCCGCTGCCCTGTTCTGCAGCTCAGAGACACGCCGTTCGATGTTCACATTTGTTGACAGCCGCGATGCAGCCGATCGGCTGGGCTTATACCCGGCATCCACATACGCTTCTGCCGCGCTCTTGCCCTTTGCGAGAGCTTGGGCGAAGCTCTCATGGCGTGGGTTTGGGAGGACGGGCATGGGCAAAAGGTTTGAATTCGTTTCTGAGCCAAATGTCAAAACATGGAAGCGCCGTGACAACTACGAGCGTCGCATCGCGGTCAGTGGAATCTATGGTAGCGGGCTGACCATCACGATCCATTCAGGTGACTTTGAAAACGACCACGCGTTGCTTGAAGAGCTGGCCCGAAAAGGGTTCAGGATTGTCCTAGATCAAAATCCTTGACCGGGCTGCATTTGCCGAAAATATGGCCGCTTCATTTCCGCCGCCGCAAACCACATGAGCATAGTTGCACCGTTCCTACCTGCGCTTGCAGGCTTTCTAAGTTAACAGCCTCCCTAATCAACTTACCTCTCGACCCGCGACGATGCCATAGTTCGCGTCCGCGATGATCGACAGCCTCGCAAATATCGCAAATATTGAGCCTTTTCGTTTGCCCTGTTTGCCGGATGCGGGTCCTTTGGCCATCCCTCGACGCCCACGGCGTTGATATAGCCTCTGCTTCCTCAGACTGCTTCTCGATGCCGCTTGCTGACAATCTTTCAGTGTGGTTTTCTCTACAAATTGTGTGGGGCATCGCAGTTGAGACGAGCGCAGAAAAAGAATTCCGCTAACGCAGTTGAACGAAGACGGCATGCCATCAAAAGGAAAATGTTAGCCGTTCAGCAACTCATCGAGAAGCTCGATCTGCTAATCTCGAAGAGCGAGGGGCTAATTCGCGGCGCATACAAGGTGAGGAGAGCGCAGGCCATCCAGGTAAGGAACAGTCTTAAGCGCTCGCTCAAAATCAAGAAAAAACGTAAAGGCTCGGGCTTAATATACCAGATTGTCTCAAACGATGTACAAGGCGGTGCTCCTGGCCTCAGAAGCCAAAGAAAGCGATAGCCACGAGGCAATCATACCTGCTGCTCTGATTTATCTGCAAGCCCTGCGGGCTGACGCTCGCTTTTCCATGCGGCCGCCATGGAACACCGATTATGATCCCGAGGTTCGGAAAGCACGACGGAGACCGATTCCCGTTCTGGCGTCCGTGGCCGGCATCGCGTTGAAGCAACTCTGCATGCCAATAGCGAGGTCACAGAGGCGCACCGATGTGGCCGCGCTTGCACTCTACGCCGCCTCCTCGCTCTGCTTCCCCTCCTTGCGGGGCGTTAGTCACCCGGCCCGCACTTGAATTAGCCAGGACGGCAGACCGCTCGCTTCCCACCTGGGTTAACGCTCGGGGGTAGCGGTGCGGGCTGCCTCCCGATCTTCTCGGCTTGAAACTTCCCCCACGCTGCGGAATCAGGCTATCGCGTTCCCATCTGCTGGAGGAACGCATGTTCAGTCACATTGTGGTTGGTGCCAACGACATTGAGCTTCAAAAAGGTTCTATGACGCGATTTTCACCGCGTCGGGAGGCAGTGCTGGCGAGTTCGATGCGAAGGGGCGCGTCGTCTACACCCGAGATGGCTGCCGCCTGTTGGTGACAAAGCCCCTCAATGGAGAGGCCGCGACCTTTGCAAATGGGGGCACCATCGGTTTCGCACTTCAAAGTCCAGATCAGGTCAACGCCTGGCACGATGCCGGTGTTGCCAACGGCGGCACGTCCATCGAAAACCCGCCGGGAGTTCGCGATGCGGGCGCCAGAAAGCTTTATCTTGCGTACCTACGCGACCCGATCGGCAATAAGCTCTGCGCCAGGGCGGTCGTGTCGGAATAGTCCCGCTGCCTTATCCGGAGCCACGCCGCATAGAACGGCGGGCCACGGCCTCAGAAGACACCTAGGCACGGCCGGAAATGACGAGCGTTATGGCGCCGTTCGCTTCCGGCCAAGCCTATAACATGCGCAGTGGATACCAGGCCAGGCAATTCAAGCGGCTTCCTTTCTCCGCTTTGCCTCGCGCTTCCGCCGCCTCTCCCAGCGCTTCTGTGCCCAAGAGAAGTCGGCCGGCGTCTCGGTCAGGAAGGAAGTGAACGCGTCGTCTGCGGCCCATGAGCGGATGCCCTTTGCCTCGGCCGCAGCTCTCGCGATGTTAGGCTCAATATCCTCGATTTCGGGGTCATCGGGCAACACCCCAAAACCCGCGTTTTCGTTATTCTGCAATGTACTGCGGGCGAGTTTGCGTGAAATACTTCCAAGGGCGCGATCTTTCCGTCGCCGGCCGGTCTCTGGATGGATGCCCGCTTTTTCGAAACACCAGTCTTTGAAATGCAGATGCGGATTGGCCATCGCCCAAACCCAGGCGGAAAGCGCAGCACGATCCTGCTCCTTGTCGACCAGAGCGAGCCAGCCCATCGCTTCTTCAGCTTCGGAGACCTGCTGCGGTGTCGGCCGGCGGAATATCCGCTCCCAGAGCAAGCGCTGTTCTTCCTCTAATCTCTCCTTGCCCCAGCCGTTCACGTCCGCCCAGGAATGGGCATAGCCGAGATTGAGCGATCGGGCGTGCGACGGCCCCACCTGACCGCCACTGAAAATAGCGATCTCCGCTGCCTGAATCAGGCGCTCTGCAATCTCACCCAGATTCATCAATCAAGCCTTCCCCGAAGATTGGACATGCGCCAGGTTTCGCCATGACAGCGCACCGTGACGATTGCCTCGCCGGGATGACTGTCGGGTTGCTCGGGCGTGAACTCCTCCACTGCCTTCCCGCAGCGTTCACAATAGAGAATGTCGTCCGGCACCTCGCGGCGGGGTATTCTCGGCACCTTGATCACGCGATCCTCCTGCGGTCATCGAGCAAGTCGAGCTGATCTGCGTTCGGCCCGAATCTACGGTAGATCCGCTCATAGATCATCCCGCCCAATGCAAAGCGCTGGGGGATTACTCCCCTCAGTTCCTGGCAGACGAACTGCAGCTCGCCGGCAGGAATTTTATCCCATGTCTCCAGCCACGCCGATGCATCCCGCTCGATCAGGCCCCGGCTCTTGAGAACCATGTCGCTGCACATCCATAAGCCGACCTCATCCAGGAGGAGCTTATGATTGCCGGCCTCCATGAGGGTTGTCAGGACAAGCCGCAAATGCCCTTCCCCATAACGTCGGTATATGCGGGCGAGCGTTTCGACGGCGCGGGTCTGCCCGGGTTCGGGGTAGCGGTTGCGATCGATGATCTCGATCCCGAACTCGCGGCATAGGGCGGCTATGTGGGGCGGGACGGTCATGCGCGCACCTTGCCCCTCTGCATCACATATGGCCTCTTTCCGGGCCGGTAAATCGTCTGTGCGCGCTTTACGTCCTGCCGGCGAGAACGGAGCCATTCTTCAACACCCAGCGCCTCGGCGACTGTCCTGTCTGCCTTGTCGATGGTGCTGACTATCCTCGGAAAGAGAATATCCAGCGCAACGCGCCTCGCGGCCTCAGAGGCCTCGTGCTCGGTTGAGAAAACGCGCCGTTCCCCATTCTCTCGCACATAGCGCCATTGCGAGGCGCCCGGTAGGCGGAAGATGCCGAATATCCGGCCCCCTTTTTGAAGGGCTTGCCATTGAGGATGTTCGGTCAAAGCATCGCTCCTTCCAGAAGCTCGGGCTGGTCGTTCATCTGCTCGCTGCGGTAGCGGGTGAAACGGGCCTCGAAGATAAGATTGCGGGTGATGGCGGCATTGCCGAAGCGGACCTTGATCGCGCCAATCTGGGCGATGTCCTCCCCTTCCATGACGGCGCTCGGGAATACCTTGTGGATCTTCTTCCAATCCGCATCCGACGCCGCTACGGCTTTCCGCTCTTCGAGGAATTTGATGTAGCGGTAGACGTAGAAGATCGCGTCGTAGGCCTGCTTGGCCGGATCGCCGCCGAAGAGGTCAGCAGAGATCGGACGGGGATTGTCCCGCTTCATGCCGTAGCTGTTGCGCTGGTTAAGGATGAGCCAGGCCGCGCCGGTCTGCTCGGCACCGGCTTTGAACACCTTGTTGATGTCCTTCGCCTTGGTGCCCTCATCCGCGCGCCGGTCCTCAGGCTTAACCGCGCCGATGTGATCGACCACGATCAACGGCGTGTTGCCATTGCCGAAGCGCTTCACAAACGCCCTGGCGAAGGCAAGGAGCTGCGGCGCGCTGTGATCGGTGCATTTGACCACCTCGAAGGGCTGGCGGTCGATCCATTCGGAGAAATCGACAACCTTCTCCCATTCCTTTTCGGACAAGTCGCCGGCGCGCTGGCGACGGGCTTCGATGCCATGCTCCTGGGCAACCATCTGCCGGATACACTGCTCGGCGGATTGGTCAAAGCTCAGGAACTGGACCGGATGCCCTTTCTTGAGTGCATGCATGATGAGCTGGAGCGTAAGGGAGGTCTTTCCCTCACCGGATGAGGAAAGAAGCCCATAAAGGTTTCCGGCCTCGAATGAAGGTTCTGAGATCACCGCGGCAATCTCTGGCAGGCAGATCGGCACGCCCATGATCTTGCGCTGCTGACGGGCCGCTGTGAGGCTTTCGAGATACTGCCGGCCGTGCGATGCCGTTCCGCTGGCGCTGACACGATCGGCGCGGAGCTTCGCAAGGGTATCCTCGACCGGCGCCGCCTCCAGCAGCGGATCCATGCCGGGCCGGCGATCATAGAGGCGCGAAACGGTATCCTCGCATGCGACGATGATCTGACGGGAGACCCAGGCATCGAAGATCGATGCGGCGTAGTCTCTGGCTTGGATCACCGTCACCGCTTCCGAGCACAGAGCCGCGAGATAGGCGCCCACGGTCAGATCGCCCACTTTGGCATTGACCGGCAGAAAATCCTTCAGCGTGACCGGGGTCGCCATCCTTCCGACGGTGATCAGGTCGCCAGAGGCTTTGAAGATGTCCCTATGCAGGGTCTCATAGAAGTGTTCCGGCCGCACGATGCGCGAGACCAGATCGTAGCAGGCGTTGTTGATCAGTACGGCGCCGAGCAGGGCTTGCTCGGCTTCGATGTTGTTCGGGACTTCGCGGATGGCTTCGTCGTTCACTCCGCCGCCTCCATCTTTTCGGGGGCGATCTCCTCGACCATCTGAATCCGCCGCCCGATCCACCGCATGACGTTGACCGCCATGGAGTTGCCGAGAGCCTTGTATCGCGGCCCGTCTGGAGCCTCTGCCTTCCCGCGCCATGGGATGTTGGTGAAATCGTCAGGGAAGCCCTGGAGGCGCTCGCACTCACGCGGGGTAAGGCGGCGAACGGCCCATCCGCTTTGCACCGCTATAGAATGCCCGTCGGTGTCCAGCGGGCCTGCTTTCTCACCATACTGGATCACTTCACTTTGACGGGCGTCAAAGGCGATCGCGGGCGCATGAGCTCCAGCGGCGAGCGGATGGCAGGGATCGCCAGCCTTAGGGGCGCTTCTGTTTGCCTTGCTGGTGATCTGCGTTGTGTCGAAGGCAATCGCCCCGACGCCTATTCCTGCCCGACCTCCATTCGGCGTCAGGATCGCGTTCGCTGTGCCGTCTCGGCGGTATTCGAGGTCAGGCTCGCCGTCTCTGCCTCGAATGGCGAGGGTGTATGGGACCTCACGCGTGGCAAGGAAGGTTTCGCTCTCGAAATCCAGGCGACCTGCTGGGCCACCATGGGCGTTCACCGCAGTGGCCACATCGATGGGGCCACTGGTATTGTTCCCGCCGAACGGAATTAAGCCGCCGTCACAGTCGAAATCTGTTCCGAGTCCGCCACCGCCCGTAGGGCGCGCGCTAATTGTGGGGGCAACTCCTTTCCCCGCTTCTCGGCGCGGCGGAGGATTCCCCGACAGGCTTTCGGGCTCAAGAAATACCGCCGCGGCACGTCGCCAGTCTCCAAGATATCCGACAACGAACACACGGCGCCGTCGCTGGGGGACTGCCCGTTCATAGCCGTCCACTCGGATGTATTGAGCGTCAAGCACTCGCCAGGCCGCATGATACCCGAGTTCGGCCATGCCCCCGATGAGGGAGGCGAAGGCTTGCCCTCCGTCCACCGACAGCGCTCCGGGGACGTTCTCCCAGACCAGCCATGTGGGCCGATAGCGTGCAGCGATGGCAAGATAGGTGAGCATGAGGTTGCCGCGCGGGTCAGCAAGGCCTCGCCGAAGTCCTGCGACCGAGAAGGATTGGCAGGGCGTTCCTCCGACAAGAAGGTCAATTGCATAATCCGGCCACTCCTCGAATTTCGTCATGTCGCCAAGATTTGGGATGCCATTCTTCGGCAGTTCTTCGCCCGGCATGTTCGATCCGTAGTGATGGGCGAGGACGGCAGAGGGAAAGCGTTCGATTTCGCTGAAGAATGCGGGAGACCAGCCGAGGGGATGCCAAGCCATGGTGGCCGCTTCAATGCCGGCGCAGACAGAGCCGTATCTCACGCCGCCACCTCTGCCCGCTGCATCAGCTTGAGCTCCTGCGCATGCCCGGCGGCCCAGAGGGCTATGATGCACGCGTCACGGCTATCCATGTTCGGGCTGTCGATGCGGAGCATGTCACAATAGGCCTTGGCGCGCTGCTTGGGGGCGCCGCGGATATGGTCGGGGATGATGCTCTGCCACGTCCTGGGCGAAACCAACGTGCATGGCACGTTCTGCCCAAGCACCACCATTTCGGCCGCGCCGGCGAGCCAGTTGAGCTGCATGATTGTGTTGGCGTTGATGGTGCTGGTCTCCTCCTCAACGCCCATGAGGGTGCGGGTCTTCTTTTTGAACTGCGGGATGAACGTGAGCGGCGCCTCCATAGCGGCGAACGCCGGCTGATGCTGACGGATCAGCTTCGGCAGTTTCCGGCGCATGTCTTGCGTCTTTTCGAAGGCATTGGTGCCCTCCAGCTTGATTGAGCCGGAGAGTATGGCCGAGGGCTTGCTGTCAGTGTCGAAGATCGCCCAGCCGAGCTTGCTTGCAACGTCGAGACCAAGGATCAGCATGGAACAAGCCCCCTTCCCTGCGGTTCGACGGGTCCATGGCCGTCATCTCGTTCTCCAGTCCCGTTTATCTGCGCCTCGAAAGGCCGGGTTTTTCGCACTGCGTCGTGACGAACATTGAGCAGTGTTGGCGCATCCTGATTGAGGAATGGCCGGTTGAACCTGGGCCGAAGTACCCGAGGGCGCGGGAGACATGCCTGAGATGTCGCGATGGGGAATGCGATGCGGAGAGAGCCCGGCAGGCGTTCATAGAGGCGGCAGAGGAAGCGGGGATACTGGCGCGCTAGATCAGAGACGATGGTCTTGAAGCAGCGCTTTCCAGAAAACATATAAAATTCAGCCGCCCTTCTTAGGCGGTGTGATCGTTGGATTAACAGGAAATCCAAGAGGTTACGATGGACTCTAAAATCTTTGACAGGCCGGTTTACCTGAAGGGTGGGAAATACGTGATACAGGAGATCGCCAGCGTGATCGACGCGATCGACTTCCTTGAGGAGTGGCCCGAGCGCGAGCGCGACACGCTCCATGATGTAGCGCTTAAGACCTGCCTCATGGCGCATGACGGGCTGAAGCCACTGAAGGCAGCAAGAGATGCTATTCGCGCCTTCGGCAAGAAGAAGGGTATCCTCGAGAAAGCCCCTGCTGTGCAGCCTTGGATGATCAAACCAATAGCCGGCAGCGGCCGAGTGCCGGCCTGAGGGCTTGTTGTTCCTGGAGGGGCTGCGCGA